TTATTTTGCATTGTATAATTCCCACATCGTTAGATCGACTTGGCGCGATTCTTTCTGCTCCATTTCATCCATGATGTGCGAATACGTTTGGAGGGTAGTCACAATGTCTTTATGCCCTAGTCGTCTGGAAACATACTTGATGTTTACACCCTTAAACAACAGCATTGAAGCGTGAGTATGTCGTAAGCCATGACACGTGATTTCTTTAATTTTGGCTTTCTTACATAATTGACGCAACGTCTTGTTTACTGCTGTATTCGTGACAAGTTTGAATTGGCTGTTCACAAAAACAAGATTGTGCTCATTTCTCAAACCCGTTTTTAACGCAAATTCTTGTTGCTTCCGTTTCAAATCTTTCAAAATGCTTAATGTATGTTCGTCAATAGTGATTGTTCGTTTTGAAGCATAGTTTTTTGTGTTATCAAATCCATTTTTATATTTATGATCCCACGTTTTATTGATTGCGACAGCCTTATTTTCAAAGTCAACGCAATCCCAAGTTAAGCCGATGATTTCTGAAAAGCGCGCGCCGGTAGCCAAAGCAAATAAAATGATATATCGCGAAATGTATCGTAACTGCAAGTTCTCGGTCGTCATCTTTAACAGCTTGGCCACTTCTTCATAGTTCAAGTATTTGATTTCCTCGTCCTTTGGCGCCACTTTCCCAACAGCCACCGCATTAAATGTCGGGTCTTTATGGATGATTCCATCGGCCAACGCCTCCTTTAAGCACGCTCGCATATAGGTGTGATGTTTCTTTACCGATGCGGTGGAATGAGTTTCCCCATACTCGTTTAACGCCTTTTGGTACATTTCGCGAGTCAGGTCTTTCAATTTGACGCCAGCAAAGTATTTTTCCACAAATTCCACAGCGCGTCTAATATCGTTGTCGTTATCTGCACTCTTTTTACCTTTACGGAAAATCTCGTACCAATTCCGCATATACTCCGAAAACAGCTGATCGCCAGCGTTGATGTCGTATCCTTTGTGTAATTGTTTTTCCAGTTCGGCAGCTGCAAGCTCCGCCTCTTTCTTGGTGCGAAAGCCGCCTTTCGTTTTCGTTTTGTATTGCCCATTTTCTTTGTATGAAACACGATAACGCCAACCGTTTTTCATTTTTTGAATGCTGGCCATATGTATTCACCCCTTTCTTTATCATTTTAAGCGTTTTGTCGTCCGGTGCTGGTATAATTCAAGCAAAACACATAAAGTGATTGCTAAAGCATGAATGATTGACTAATATGCGATTTTGAATTTGTGTTAAACGTTCTTCGCATAACTTTGGTGTCACCTTAAACATGTGAGCCATTTGCTCTATTATGTATCGTTCATTCCAGTCGATGAGCTCAAGCATATGATATGGGATGGCTGCGTATTTCGTGAAAAGCTTTGCATCACGTTCTTGAAGTTCACGGAACGCCTCTGGCATCATGCTTTGCACGCCGACATGGCGAAGAATATGGCAAAGCTCATGGAAGAAAGCTTCGCGCTTTTCCTCTTCTGTCAATCGTGAATCGACAACGATACAACGGAATCGCCCGAAAACTTGATGCGTGGACGGAAACGGTTTCTCACGCAAGAAAATATTCATCCGTCGCGCTATGTATTCAATATCAATGTGTGAAGGATGGAAGATACCTAATCGCTTATAAAGATTCGTTACCCAATCCTCGAGCGCTGTAGTATAGTAGTGACATAATTGCATAAAATCCCCTCCCTAGAGGAGATTATACGAACAAATGTTTGTTTTAGCAAGAAAAAGAAAAAGCCCTAGTGAGAAGGGCTTTGTTTCTGTCTATCTACATTTCCGTGATTTTGAGTTCTAAGAATTAGACAAATTAATATTAATTTTTTTAATTGCTTGTTCTGCTAGAAATTTACCATAATTCTCGGGATTGGAGATAATTTTTCTCATACTTTTTTCTTTTGTCGTTTTGGGAAAATATTTTTTTTCGAGTCTACTCTTTAATAATTTGTTCATTTTTATCACCCCTCATATATTTTTGGAAAAAGTGATGATTGAGCTCCGCGTTAAAATAGTGTTTTCTTCTAATCCAGATAAATCCATCACCTTTGGTAATAACAGCGACATCAACTGGACCACCAACAGTTTCTAGACTGGATGAAACCCGTCGCTTAAAAGACGTCAGATTCACAAGCGCTTCAGCCATTTCAGCTAGTTCATTTTTATGAAGATTTGCCGCAATTGCAATTACGGGATCAATATTGTTTTCTTTTTTATATTCTCTAACAATGTTTATATATCCTTCAAACAAATTATTACTAATTTCCTTCATTTGATCAAGGATATCATTATACAATTCGCTATCTGTTAATGACAAGGCATTGAAAATTGCATCAAGATATTTTTTGGGTAGATTTTTTAGCAAATCATGTATGTATGCATTTGAGAACATCTCGATTTCTGGATCTATACCACCTATAAAAGTATGTACCATTTCAGACTGAGCAAACGGTAGTATAGCTGCACCAAAAGAATCTTCACCTATTGTAGCTACCTGATTTTGCTTGTATTTTAACTTGTTGTTTACTTTCCCATCGATGATATAAGAATAAAGAGAAGGAAATATCTCGCTTTGTCCAAAACCAGCAATGACTATTCCACTTTGATTATCTGAAAAGTCTTTAAGTAACCTAAATATACATACATCTACTAATTTTTTTATAACATCTTGTGTTAAATGTATGTCTTCGAATATTTCCGCAATGATGCTTTCTAACTTCAATACGTATATATCCTTTAAATCAGCGTAATCTTGATCGTTGAAATTATTAATGTAATCCTGTTTTGAAAGGCGATCCAATTCTTCTTCAATTAATGACTCGGTTATTGAGGCTAGATACATTTCGACATCTGGTTGATCAATTTCTTCATCCGAATATTGTATTCTTTGGGATAACTTGTCGAATATTTCGTCTTTAATGTCTCTAATGGACATCTCGAAGAAATAAAGGTTGCTTAAATCTTGTTCATGTTTAGATAATAGCTCTTTGTAATCAGTATTATATTCAATAAAATCGATAAAGTGCTCAGCGTATTCTTTTAAAGTAGGAAAATCCTGATCGGCTAATCGGTCTCTATAAACTTTAATAACTGTTTCCCACGGAATTCCCATAAATTCTGCATTCCCGTAAACCATTATTCCTACTGGATGATGTTTTGATAAAGTAAAAAGTTTGTTTGCAGAATTGTAAATTTTTCTCACGCCAATAGTTACCGCGCTGTCAGCAGCGAGCGCCACACCAAATTTATTAAGTACGGCAATTTCAGCAGTCAATTATATCCCTCCTGTGTTATAATGTTTACAGTTTTTAATGTTCGATTTTAAAAGCAAACAGAATCCTAAACCCTACCCAAACCTAATTCATTATTCCAAGCCATGGATTGTTGAGCAGCACCTCCCAGCAATTTTTGCATGTTTTGTAGTGGTTTTAACGCTTCTTCCATTGCATTGCTTAAGGCACTACCTTCAAATCGCGTTGACTTGCTCATTGTTTCAGCTAGTTTCACTTTGTTATCGCTCGGGCTTTTTATCCCGAGCTTCTTCTTGTTTCCAAGAAGGTCAGCATATCTCTTCACCCGAAGTAGGGTGTCGGGCGCTCGTGGATGGGTTATTGGTAGCCTGTCCTCACCATCTATGCGTTGCACCTTCCGCAGTACAAAGTAGCGGCATTCCTGCGGCTTGGCTCATGGTTACCGTATCTTATCGACTTAGGCTTTCCATGAATTCACCCGATTTTCGTCCACAAATTTCTTTGTGACGGGGCAGATGATTCTGTCTATGCTGATGCACCTTAAATAACTACCTCATCCCAAAAATCATTTTCGTGCACGATAATAATTGGCGTGCCTTTTTTCCTTAACTCAATCGCTTTTTCGACTTTTCGGCCGTAGCAAGCAAAAGCCCAGCAAGGGTTTCCGTCGCCGCCGACAATTAGATAGTTTGTGTCTTTTGTGACGTTGTTGTTGAAGATTCCGCCCAGATTCTGAATGATTTTAGCGATTTCGTTGCGTGTTGCTCTGGTTGATGCGCCGGTGAAAGAGAAAACTTTGTTTTCGAACGTGATCTCTGGGCAAACAGCGCATATGCCACTTATTGAATATTGGCTTTGTAGCGCTTTTACTTCAAATTCATGGACGTTGTAGGAGGCTCTTGTGTCGACGAAATTAGCAAAGAAGGCTTTAAGCAAGTTTTTCTCATCATCGCTAATAATCCCATCTTGCTTAACGCTAACTAATAGACTATGAATTTCATCGAAAGGGTACGTTCCTTTTAAGAAGTCATGATCGTCAATCCAACTACATAGCTGCTCGATTTCTGCTTCGTTTAAAACATTATCGGCTAAAATACCATGGAGAATGCCTTGCAATTGTTGAATAGACGATGTAATAAGATCGTAATATCGGTTAAATCCAGAGTCGTTGACAATGTTATTGCAAAGCCACAAGATATCTTCAATTTCTTCCTGTTCCAGTTTATTATCGAGCAATGCTTGATCAATCAACGGAATAATTTCATTAAATGGCGCTCTTTTTTCAAAACGTCTATGTAGATTGCACCAATGAATGAGCTCAGCTATTTCGTGTTCATTCGCTATATTGTCGAAACGTATTCCTTGGATAATGCCGATTAGAGCATTTATTGATTTGTGTAATTCAGCTTTCGAAGTAAACACCCGATAATCTTCAATTTCTTTGAATTTGCTCATTTTCTCTCTCCCCTCCAAAAATAAAAAAGACACCTTAATCATTTACTCGGTGTCTTTTCCTGGTGACTTATTTTTTTGTGCAGCTTTATGCGCTACCCACTCGAAATGTTGAATAATCTCCCTAATTTCGTCTTCGGTTAGATGCTTCCACTTCTCAATATCAAAGAACCCCATTTGCTCAATGCCATATTCTTTGATCAGCTGATTAATCCTCGCCAGCGTGCCTAATTCCTCATTGTCGCTCTCTGGTGGATTCGGATCATCCGTGCGACCGAGTAGGTAGTCGGTGGTGACGTTGAAAAAATCGGCGAGTTTTTGAAGTGTTTCAGTATCAGGTGTTCGATTCCCGTTCTCGTATCCCGATATGGATACTTTTGTGACATTTATTTTCTTTCCTAGTTCTTCTTGGGTGAGTTTTTTTTCTAATCTTAGTCTTTTTAAACGGTCACCTAACACATAAAACACCTCTTTCCTGTGTTCATAATAATTATAAGTTAACAAATAGATAACTTAAAGAGGGAAGTATATTTGTTAACTAATTAGAAATTTTTTTATAAAAAACACTTGAATATTAACCTGTTGTTAATTATAATAAAGTTAACTTTAAGTTAACAAAGAGAGGTGACACGGAATTGGTTTTGGATAAATTAAAAAGTCTTCGTACTGAAAAGGGACTCAGTTGCAAACAAGTTGCCGATTTGGTCGGAATTTCTAAAGAGTACTACTGGATGATTGAGAATGGAAAACGCCGATTAAACTATGAGCTTGCTGTAAAAATAGCGCAAGTATTCGATACTAGCCCAGACGATATTTTTTTGGACAGAGAGTTAACTTATAGTGAACAAAAGTTAGCTCCTTGACAACTCAATCCACATGACATGAAAGGAGGTGAGTAAGATGAGCGTTCTAAACAAATACGTGATTATCGCCCATTTTCATCTCATGTTAAGACAAAACAATTTTAGTGAAGCAGACCTAAAAGAAGCGGTCGATCTGCTTCACAAAGAGCTGTTCCCAGAAGTTTGGGCGAAGATTAACGATTCGAATGATAGCAAAGCTTAATTTGCGTTAATGACTTGTTCAGAATTTATCGCACGTTTTGTGTTTTTAAACTCCTTAACACCCCAATCCATTGTAAGGAGGTGAAACCGAATGACAATTGAGCAACAAACGAATAAAGAGATTGTTCAAGCCATTGAACAATATGTCGAACAAGAGTCTGAAGAGTGGGTGCAACATGTTCTCAGCAATGCAAAAACGGTAGGCGATTTAATGACGGCTCTCTGGGAGCATGGCAAAGTAAAAAAAGACGGAACCGAAGTTGAACGTATGTTACATCGCTTAATTTATGAGCGCGGCGCATCCACAATAAAAGCTTTGATTAGAGAAATGGAGTGCCTTGTGTCCGAAAAAGCACTGTCTCACTTTGGAGACAGCGCAATACGCTAATTTAGTTGCTGAATTTGATCTTTTAGCATACGTTCAACAATCTCATGTTGTCTTTTGTAGTTTTCAAATTCTGAATATAACCAAGATGTATTTCGATCCCGTTGCTCAATCACTTCCTTTAATTCAAAGTAAACATCATTCCAGAAGTTGAACAGTGAAGTGATTTCATAATGAGCAAGCTCTTCGTTCATTGCTAAAAATAATTTAGCTTTTTCACTAAGTGTATAAATCTCTGATAAGTAAACGCTGACGATTGGCGACGGATTTTTAGGATCGTTTACCGTTTTTTGATACAAAGAATTTGTTTTATGAAAGAGCTCAGTGCAATTGTTCAGAAACTCAATCAAGCGATATTTATCCATTTGTTTTTCACCTCCTTCCTGCCGTATTCATTCGCCAAGAAGGAGGAAATTCCTACAAAAAACGACCTGACTGAAACAAGGTTTATGAACAACCATAGTAACGGAAATGAGCGATGTTTTAATGCAAAGGAGGTAGGTTTAATTGGATAAAATCTGGTGGTCCATGCAAGACCTCAAAGAACGAACGGGCTATAGCGAGGATTGGCTCAAAGAGAACATCCTCTTGCATCCTCGCTATCGGCAAATGCTTGATTTAGAAAATGGTGGGTTTGTGTATTACCCAGAGAAAAAAGGAGAGCGTTGGTGCTTTATCGCATCGCGTATGGAGGAGTTTTTAGCCAAGTATTTCCGTGACATATTCACGACAAAGACCAACACAAAATCACGGATCGCTCAATGAACTTCCACTGTTGACGCTGGTTGTTCTAATGATACTGTAACATGCCATTCTCAATGGTGATGGTAGAAGGGGGAGAACAGGAAATGAAACGTGGTAGAGCGGCCGATGCGGTGAAGTCGGCGCGGCAGGCGACAGGGATGACACAACAACAACTTTCGTTTGAAATCTATGAATCTCGCGAAGCAGTTTCACAGCAAGAAAACGGACGGTATCGAGTGCAGCCGAATATATCGAAATATTTTGCAGAGAAGCACAACAATCCGTGGGTGGCACTGGAAGCGGCAGCGGAATATACAGGATGGGGACCTGTGAAGCTGGACGGTGAGGTGGTCGATTTACACCGAGCAAGTGTGGCGATGAAAACAAAAGAGGAACTAACCGAAGCGCTACAAGCAATCGAAAGTGTATGTGTAGCGAATCATCCTCGCGCGATCAGGGAATACGACAAACAGCATCTTGAAGAAGCAATTTTGCAAGCGATCGATGCAATTGTTGCGCTCACGCAATACGTCGCAGTTATATGTATGGATTACGGTTTTTCCTGGTTTAAAATGTGGCAACGGCATCGTACAAAATTGCAGACGAAAGGATTTATTAAGAGATAGGGGAGGAACAAAAATGGATCATGCGATTGAAAGGTTGAAAACATTCTTGGAAGCCGAGTTGGACTTTTTGCGTGAAGAATGGAAGGACGGAAAAGGAGGGTACAAAAAACTTTCTGATTGCCCGTCATACAAAGCATGCAAAGCGTATGTTGATGCGATCAATGTTCTAGTGAAAGCTTATTATCATCCAGAGTATGTGGAGCAATATAAATGTCCATCTGTAAAAGAATTAATTTGAGGAGGAGAGAACAATGAGTTTTTGTTTAACAGCAAGCCGTTTAATGAAAGCAAGCGAAGTAAAAAAGTTATGCGCAGAATTGCGTAATGATCCAGCAATATTGGTGTTAGAAATGGAGTTAAAAAAGGAATGGTACAAAAGAAAAATGGCCAGTGCGCCAACACTAGCCATCGCTCAATAAATAATCAACCTTTGATCTAATCATATTCTAGCATAAACGATTCGCGAAAGGAAGGGCAAGCGCATGCTTGCCGATTGGAGTACAAGCAAAAGATATCTCCCATCTTGAAAGTGGGTGTGTCCCCCAGCCCACGAGCTTGTACTTCAATCGGTGCGTATGCACACTAGACCGAGCGAGAGCGGGCGACGATCCGAAAGGGGAGCCGCGCCAAAATACATGCGATGGCCATTGCGAAGACGTCTAGAAATTCATTTGGAGGAGGAAAAGATTATGCACGATACGCTCTTTTTGCAAGAAGTGGATTTGTTACAAAAAGCATCGCGGTGCGTCGAGTACATACAAGAATCTCTTCAAAACCGCGACTATGAAACGGCGAAAATTGAAATGTCGGAGCTACGCTTTTTATTAGACGAACTGCAAGCAATTGAACAAAAGAAATTACGTCGCGCACAGCTTTTTGAAGTTGTCGCTGACATGAAAAACCGCGGCATCCAAATCGACTTTGTGTCAAGATTGCTGGGGTGATGGTGTGACAAGGGAAGAGAAAAAGCAAATTCGGCTACAAATTTTGAAATTGCTAGATACACAGTGTGCAGGATGTAAAGAACGGCATAGTAGTACACAAAGCACATGTGTAATCAGTTGCCCGATCGGCAAGCAAATGCAACAACTGTCGATGTTGTTAGCTAAAGAAATCCCTCGTGTAAAAAGAGGTAAATGGACCGAAGAGGAAGAGTTTTACCTATGGCAACATAAAGATATTTTCGATGTTCCAGAGCTTGCTGCACGCTTGGAACGAAGTGAATTATCTGTGTATTCAAAATTGCGACAGCTAGAGAAAAAGAATGTTTTACCTTGTTAGAAAGGGGGTCATGAAGCATCACTACATTGTATGCTTCATGCGTGTAAATATGCTATTTGAAGTGGAGTTCGCAGCAAAGAAGAACGGCTATTTCAAAACGATCCATACGGCACTCATTCACGCGCTCACTGTGTCCGAGTGCCGCCAAATCGCGTTAGAAATAGCCGATCAGCTAGGAAAAGGTGATATACAGGTTTTTATTTCAGACTTCTAGGTTTTATCATGCCACAACATACACTATTTTGCAAGGTTTTGCAAGGGAGGAAGGGGATATACATGGCGACAAGACTTTTAATGGATGAAGAGCCGTTAGTGATTTTACCGTCACTAGCGGCTACGATCGGCTTAAATGAAAGCATCGTGTTACAACAGTTGCACTACTGGCTTGAGCGCAGTAATCACATTCACGAAGGGCATAAGTGGGTATATAACACGTACGAGGAATGGCAAGAACAATTCCCATTCTGGTCGGAAAGCACGATTCGTCGCATTATCACAAAACTTGAAAAGCAAGGGCTCATTATTGCAGGCAATTTTAATCGCTCCAAGATCGACAAAACGAAGTGGTATCGGATCAATTATGACAAATTGGCTGAACTTGAAAACCCGGTTTATGAAGTAAGTGCGACTGTTCAAAATGACACCTCGACTGCTCAAAATGAACAGACGACTGACGAAATCGACAGTCCATCTGGTCAAAATGAACAGTCCATCTGTTCAAATTGGACAGACGAAGCGCTCAATTTGAACAGACCAATACCAGAGAATACTACAGAGATTACTACAGAGAAAAAAGAAGAAGTAGAAGAAGACGAGCGCGTGCGCGAAGAGAATCCGTTCACTTTTTTCGAACAAAACGGCTTTGGTGCAATCGGAAGCTACATAAGCGAAAAAATTTCAACATGGATCGACGACACATCTGAAGCGCTAGTTTTAGAAGCGATGAAAATTGCAGTAGAAAATGGCGTCAAGACATGGAAGTACGTTGAAACCATTTTGCGCGACTGGGCAGACAAGGGCTATCAAACCGTCGAACAAGTGCATGCAGCGCAAAAAGCATTTAAAGAGCAGCAAGCAAAGAAACGAAATGGTGCTGGCACGAATGGAAAAAAAGCCGTTCGAACGGAGATCGTTCCAGACTGGCTCAACACCGACTATTCGCAATATGAACAAAAAGCTGAAACAGATCAAGAAGCACTCGAACGCAAACGGCGTGAGCTAGAAGAACGACTGAAAAAATATCGCAATGATGATTAGGTGAGCGCTATGCCGTACCCAATCTGGATTCGGTTGGAGTATCGAAACGACGTTGGGCGAATCGTTGGTTTCACGGGCAGCATTCAATCCGAAAGGGCGTTACGCGACGTACTTGAGAGATACGAGATTACTAGAGAGAACCTTGTGTTGGTTGAAATCAACGGCAAATCATATTCACCAGAAAAGCTTGATCGCTTTTTTCGGAGGTGAAGCAGTTGCTTTTACTCAAACATGTATTGATTCAGCGTCTACGACGAAAGGGCGTTTTCGTTGCAACAGACGGGCGAGCGATATCAAAACTGACGATCGAAGAAATTCAACGGGAATACGAGCGAGCGGAGGGAGAACGTAATGAACTGGTCAAAAGCAACGCTTAGACAGCTATACGTTATCGTGCGATATGAACATTGCCCGATTCGATATAAACAAATGGCGCTAAAAGAGATACAAAAACGATTGGAGGATTTGCGATGAGTCGTAAGTCGCTACATGGCCCAGTTGTCGTCAGTTACCTAACACCAGAAGAGCTTGAAGCGTATCGGAGCCGACCGCGCAAGAAATATTATGACGAAGACAATCGTCGGCTAATCGACTGGCGATGGCCGCAAAACAGAAAGAAAAGGGGAGCGAAATAATGGATTTATCCAAACTTTTTGAGATGCAGCGGGAACTGGATGAGCGGATTGTTCGAGAAAAAGGATTAGATGGTCAGAATCTTTTGCCGAATAAAGTATTAGCCTTACAGGTGGAGCTGGCAGAACTCGCAAACGAGTGGCAAGGGTTTAAGCATTGGAAAACGAATCGGCAACCGAAAGAGGGGATGTTGGAAGAATATGTGGACTGTTTACATTTCATTTTGAGCATTGGATTGAGCGGAAATATCGGGACGATAGAATGGGAACAGATTGAACCGTATAAAGCAAAATCCACTATTCAACAGTTTATAGGCTTGTTTGAATATACATCACGTTTACTTGAAGATATCACGGTATATGTCGACATTTGGAGTTCTTTCATCGGACTTGGAGAAATGCTCGAATTTACTTGGGATGAAATTGAGGCAGCGTATATGCGTAAAAACGCAGTCAACCATCACCGCCAAGAAAGTGGGTATTGAGATGGATGCAAAGCATTGGATGGAAGAATTAAACAAGAATCAAATACTTCGCAACGTGCAAAAATTGCTCGAAATACAAACCGAAAAGGGGATTGAAAAATACGGAACAACCGTCAATCCAAGTGACTACACATTGGTCGGCTGGCTGGAACACTTGCAGCAGGAAATGATCGATGCAATCGTATATTGCGAGGTGCTGAAATTTAAATTTGCGCACTTAATTGCGCTTGAGAAGCTAAATTCGGACGTGAATGACGAATGAAGCGTCGTAAGCGAAAAGCCAGATGGTATCTTTTATATCGCAAGGAACATCGTGATGCTGTTTATGTTTATGAACCATTGCGTAAGTATGAGTTGCAAAGTAGGATTCGACGTGGATGGAAAGTGATTGGATAAAACAAAAAAAGCCGGGATTCCTCCCGACAACCCGATTTCATTATACCACAACGGAGGGATTCCGGTGAGTAAAAGAGCGCAAGAATTGCAGATTGATATAGATAATATGACTGTTTCGCATCCCGTTGTGCCAGGGAAGGTGCTTGTGATTGTCATTGACGGTGTGCAAGGGAAAGCAAAAGTAGCGGAAGCGGTTGAACATGGATATACGATTATTGAAACAGCGAAGGGAAAAACGACACGAATCAAATTCGAGGAAAGCGAGTTGTTTTAAGTGAAAATAGCGGTTCATGTGTATGAATGCAAGAGTTGCGATGTAGTGTTTGCAGTTTCGCAAGACTTTGAAGAACAGCACCTTGTGCAATGTCCGGTTTGTAAGACGGACGAGGCGCTTCGAGAATTACCTTCTGGAGAGTTGCTTATACAAGCAAAAGCACAGCAATTCGTCGTTCCGAAAGGACAAACAGATATTTATGAGTTCTTGGGGTGAGAGGATTGAATATCACTTTGCCAAATCTCTCAGATGATGACGTAATTGAGCTTGATATGTATATCAGTTGTGCCGTTAGTCAGATGGGAGAGCCTGAAAGTGAAAAAATGCGACAGTTCTTTGATTTTATTCGCCAGAAGCGGCGAGAAATTGAGGAAGATCGTTGGCGCAGCAATCCTAAAAATTGGGGAGCATGCAGTAAATGGCCGTATGAGGATGATTTGCCGTTTTAATACACATTCGACACAAACTATGAAATAGGAAAGGAGATAAATCAAATGGAATTTATTAAAAAAGTTAAAGATGTTGCTTTTTATTATGAAAGATGTTCCGATGGTAGTTTTAAAGTTATTGCTGATTCGGAACTACAACAAAAGAGCGCGATACTTGCTTATGAGAATAGTATTGAAGGTGTTTTCAACTGTGTAAATGTATTTTCTCGTGGTTTTAACTTAAATGGTTTTGAATTAAATATTTCGAAGTAAAAAAGAAACGCCAATAGTGGTCTAGTTTATGGGGAGGGAATTTTCGATGAATCAATTACAAAAGGTGTTTACTTACAGCGGAAGTCAAGTAAGAACAATTATAAAAGATGGAGAGGTCTGGTTTGTTGCAAAGGATGTGTGTGAAGTGCTGGGCATTACTAAACATAGGGATGCTATTAGCCGTTTAAGCGATCGACAAAGGGGGTCGGTGAAGGTGGACACCCTTGGAGGTCCTCAGGAAATGGCTGCAATCAATGAAGCAGGTGTTTATAAATTAGTTTTTCGCAGCAATAAACCGGAAGCGGAAAGGTTCAGCGATTGGGTAGCTGAGGAAGTCCTTCCAACCATACGGAAAACCGGCGGCTATGTAGCGAATGACGACTTATTCGTAGAAACGTATCTGAAGCACGCAGATGAGCAAACGAAATTATTATTCCGCGCTACACTAGAAACGGTTAGGAAACAAAACGAACAAATTGCAATCATGCAGCCAAAAGCTGATTATTTTGACGCGCTTGTTGATCGTCGCTTACTGACAAATTTCCGTGATACGGCCAAAGAATTGAAAGTGAAGCCAAAAGCTTTTGTTGATTGGCTTATTGATAAGAAATATATTTATCGCGATCAGAAAGGGAAACTAAAGCCTTATGCTCAATACGTTCCATCTTTATTCGAATTAAAAGAATGGGAGCGAAATGGACGAGCTGATGTGCAAACGCTCGTTACGCCGAAAGGAAGAGAAACATTTAGAATATTACTACAAAAAGCTGTAGTATAAGGTATAATATGGGTAAGTGAATATGTCCAAGACCGAGAGCGTGAGGACACCGATTGTACAGAGTAGCAAGGCTATTTCTGTATGATTGGTGTCCTTTTTGTTTGATTAGAAAAATGAAAGGGAGAGGAACAATGCGAACAATCCAGCAAGAGTTGAAAAAATGGATGAAAGTCAAAAAAGTTCGGCAACATCAAAACAAACGGAAGAAAGCGCGGAAAAAGAAAAGAGATAAGGAGCGGCTGACGGAGCGAGATATTAAAGAACTAATGGGCGTTGGTCGTCCTGTTTATAGACGCAGCAAGGGTGGAGCATTTCGCCAACGATAATCACTATTTCGGAGGTTGAGAAGATGGACTTTATGTTACCTGAAATCGATCGAAAAGCGACGAAAAAAGCGGTTGAAGCGGCGCTCGAAAAATATCGCATTTTCTTGCTGACATTGAAACTAGACCAGCTACCAAAAGTGACTCAACATTACTCGCTCGTTCCTGCCAAGACAAATAAACTCCACTCCTCAACCGAAGAAACAGCAATTAAAAACGTAGATTACGAGCGGGAGCGGGCGGCATACATTCAGCGCATCGTTGAGGCTGTGAATCGCCTCGATTACTGGGAGCGAGCAGTTATTATTCGGCGATATATGAACGAGGAAGAGGTATTTGATTATGCCGTCTACAACGAGTTAGGAATGAGTCATCGAAATTATTATCGTTTGAAGTCCAGAGCATTTTACAAGCTGGCATTTGCCCTCGAAATAGAAGTGTATCGGAAAAGAAGGAGGGACGAGCAATGAATTTTGTTCAACCGATTCGTGATCCAGAAAAGATTGCGGCAATGAAAAAATACTTGTTGCAACGAAGCAAGCGAAATTACATTTTATTCATCATCGGAATTAATACAGGTTTGCGTATATCAGATATATTGCAGCTGAAGAAGGAAGATTTGCTCCAAACGCATTTGAAGTTGCGAGAGAAGAAAACACGGAAGGAAAAACGGATTCGCATTCCGCCAGCGATACGGAAAGAGTTGATTGAGTACGCAAAAACACTTAAAGACGGTGAATACGCTTTTCGAAGCCGACAAGGCGGTAACCGTCCTATTGACCGTTCAACAGCGTATCGCATTCTTCGTGAGGCGGCCGAATATGTATCGCTCGATGAGGTGGGCACGCATACGCTGAGGAAGACGTTCGGTTATCATTTTTACCAACAGACTAAAGACGTTGCAATGCTTCAAGAGCTGTTTAACCATTCCAGTCCACACATTACCTTAAAGTATATCGGCGTCAATCAAGACGCAATGGATAAGGCGATGATGAAATACAAGATATGATTTTTCTTTTTTGGCTATCAGCACAACATAAAAAAACATGGTGTGCACTCGTTCTATAAAATGGCTTAAAGCTAGAAATATCAAGAGGTTCATGAAAAGGGTGAGTGCATCAGTCTGTAAATTGAAGTGAACTCACTGGAGGGAAAGTGAATGTTGGTTGAAGAAGCGAAAAAGCGGATCGAATATTTGAAAGGATACATTCAGATGCTTGAAAGCTACACACCAAAAACAATGGAAGAAGAAGCCGTGTATTTATATGTCCAGCTAGAGAGTGTCACAAAAGTAGTGCAAGAACTAAACAAAAAAGGCTATCGGATCGGGAACAGGAAACTAACAACGGTGGATGTGTCCAATATCATTCGAAGCAAGCCGAAAGATGAGATGCATGAGATGGCGAAGCGGATGTTTACGAAAAACAGAAAGCGAGGGAGTCGATACTGGTGAGCGGGTGATGGCACAATCGTGGCACAATTTTGGCACAAAGATGGCACAACGTTTTCGTTTAAAGGTGTTATGATGATAACGTGAAAGACTTTGGTTGAAGCGGGGCGCCACTTCATATGGAGTGGCGGTTATTATTTATGTCGAGATTTGACGAACGAATTGTGTAGGAAGATGCCTCCTTTTGTCGAAAGTGAGTAGGCGGAAGGAGTGATATAATGCAAAAAGATTTCCAACTGAATGAATCTGATATAATCTTCATTCAGAATTTAATCGAAGCGACTAGAAAAGGTGATAAGGAGCTTAGCGAATTTGTTAATTATCACTTGTTTCCTAAAAGATCACCATTAAGTCTGGAAAGTATCAACAGAAATATTAAATCCTTAAAGAAGATGGATGATACTCAGCAGTTAATCGTTAAGTCAAGAGCAAAAGAGTTTGTGGAATTAAATAATCCCGCAAACCTAAATTTGCTATTTGCGATTTTTGGGGGAGTAATAAGTATGTACAATTTGATAAAAGAAGCAAATAAAACTTTGGGGATAATTCTAAATATTATAGCTATTGGAATAATTGTGGTATATATGATTCGGATTACAGTTAATAACGTAAGATTGCGTTCCACAGCATTGTTTTTTTATGAACTGATAAGTAATTTAAATTATGACATGAAAAGTAAAGATTAACTCGAGACTCCTATTTACTATCTAGTGTTTTCAAGGAAAAACTTTCATTGATCTTGACTTTTTCAAGAAAGGAGAAAGGATAGTCTGGACGAGGTAACTGCAGTTGTCCAAAAAACGATGTGGTCATTAGCGTTAAAACTGGTTTGGCTCATACTACTAATGTTTGTGTTTTATGCCCTTGCTTTTTTCTTAGCAAGGTCAATTCGATTGTCGCATAAGATGGCGAATACATTGGGGAGTTTTTCAAGCTTGATTGGATTTTATGTTTGGATTCAATATTTTCTTTCTTAACTGATTAGCATCCTTCGGGGTGCTTTTTTATTTTATGAAAGGAGCTGATATACATGCAAATCATTCGGGAAACGGCTACGCATATTCAAAAGTGGGATTCAGAAAACAAGCGAGTCGTAATGGAGCGAAAAGACGAGGTGGCAGAGAAGAAACCGGTACAAAACAAAACAACGACTAAAAACAAAGTAGCTGATAAATGATGCGGTATTGCAACTATAACGGCTGTAATCGTCGCATTGATCGTGGTTTGTATTGCGATGAACATAAGCCAAAGCGAAAGCATCAGTCGAAAAACAAGCCGTTCTACCGGTCGCCGGAGTGGCAGCGAATGCGTGAATATATTTACGAACGTGATGGAGGTTGCTGCAAAGAATGTGGACGATTTGTGTTTGGTAGGCAGGCGCACATCCATCATATTGTGCCGATAAGTGAAAATCCTTCCCTTAAACTCGATCCTAACAATCTCATTTTGCTTTGTGAATCGTGCCATAAGAAGATTGAAGAAGGAAGTCGGAAGTGGGAAGATCGACCGTATTTCTTTTGTTGATATAATGTATATTTATTACATTTAGCCCCCCTACCCATGATTTTTGGTAGGTTGTGGGAAAAAGACCGCGGCCGGCCTCAAACGTGCGCCAAAATGAAATTTTCAAAGGGGGTGTGAAATTTGGATAAGAAAATAAAAACTGCAATGACGAAAAAACGAAAAAAAGAGAGGGAGCGAATTGTTGGTTTACTCAAAGAAAATGGCACTTATAACAAGTCGCTTGAACCGTTGCTGGAGTTGTACTTAGATGCCTACATGGTTTATTCGCAAGTGTATGAAAAGTGGCGAGAGGAAGGATTTCCTGCGACAAAATCACATACAAACAAGGCGGGTGCGACAAATGAAATGAAGCATCCACTCGCTCAGCAAACGGCCGATTGGAATACGAAAATGAGCAAGTTGTTGGAACAGTTAGGATTGACGCCAAAAACACAAAAACAAATCACTGGGGAAGTGGTAAACGCAACAACAGACGCTTTTCAAGCATTTGCGAATAAATGGGACTGATGTTTTATGATCGAGCGTGGTGTGAATTATGCTGACCAGTTTGCAAAGAAGGTGAAAAGAAACAAAAAGAAGTATCCGCAAACTGTCCAGAAAGCTGTTGAGCGTTATGAACGTTGGAAAAAACGAAAAGATATTTGGCTTGATTTAGACGCTGCCAATCGGGCGATGGATTTCATGGAAACGTTTTGTATTTATGCAGAAGGAGAAGTTGCTGGGCGGCATTATGAGTTAAAAGATTGGCAACGGTTTGCATTCACAAACATTTACGGTTGGAAAAAGAAAGATGATAACGGTCAAGATGTGCGAGTGATTCGTACAAGCTATATTCAAGTTCCGCGGAAAAATGAAAAAAACAACGATTGCAGCCGGTGCAGCGACTTATGCGTTATATGCAGACGGTGAGTTTGGTGCCGAATGCTACACGGCTGCGGTAGATAAAGAACAAGCGAACATATCTGCGAAAAAAATAGCGATTACGATTGAAAATAGTCCTGACTTAAAACAGCGAACACAAATTTACAAGGGACCAAAAGGCGGCGTTAATGCGATTGTTTACTCTTTTACGGTCGATGGTAAGAAGTTTAAAAATACTTTGCAGCCACTGTCTAGGGAAACGAAAGGACTTGACGGGAAAAATCCTCATTTTGTTCTTTTAGACGAGGTGCATGCGCAAGGAAATGCGGACATGTACGATGTTTTAAAGTCTGGCATGGGGGCAAGACGACAGCCGTTAATGATGATCGTTTCGACAGCTGGCAAAGGTACAACGTCTGTCGGTTTGCAAATTTATGATTACTGCAAAAAGATTTTAAATGGCGAAATTGATGACGATTCTTGGTTTGTTCTTATTTATGAGCCAGATAAAAACGATCAGTGGGATGACCCTGCTGTCTGGGCAAAAGTGAATCCAAACTACGGTATTTCAGTGAAGAAAGATTATTTGATGAATCAGTTTAAAGAGGCGCAAGTGTCGGCGGAACGAAAAGATGAATTTTTAGCAAAGCATTTAAACATTTTCGTTCGTTCCAGCGGTACTTATTTTGAAAGGGATATTGTTGAAAGATGTTTAGTCAACGACTTAGGTGATTTAACAGGCATGACGTGCGTGGTCGGTTTGGACTTATCGAAAACAACAGACTTAACGTGTGTGAGTTTAAACTTCCCTGTTGTGGACGAAAGCGGAAAAGCAAAATTGAAAGTAAAACAAATGTATTTCATTCCTTCGGAAGGCCTGGAAGCTCGTGAAAAGATGGAGAACATCCCTTATCGTCATTTAGTAGAACGTGGCTTTGTGACGTTATGTGAAGGGAAAACGATCGATTATGACATGGTGTTTGAGTACATTAAGGAACAATCGCAAATGTATGATATTAAACAAATTAACTATGACCCAGCACATGCGGTCAAGTTAGTTGAAAAACTAGAGATGGAAGGGTTTGATTGTGTAGAAGTACGACAGTATCCTTCTACACTCAATGCACCTTTCGATGATTTAGAAATTTTAATGTATGAAGGGCGCGTCGAAACAGACAATCCACTGTTGATTTACTGTACAGAAAATGTCGTTGCTTTTATCAATACACAAGGGCTCAAAGCACCGTCGAAAAAGCAAAGTCAGTACAAAATTGATGGCTTTGTGGCCATGCTTACAGCTCATAAGGAAACGATGAATATGATGATGGACGTTAGCGAAGAAGAATATATGGCAATGATCGAAGTGCTTTATAAGCGGTAAAGGAGGTGAGGACGATTGGGATTATGGCAGCGGCTTGCTGGGTGGTTCAAACGCTCTAAATTCAATGTTTTTAACAACTTTTACTGGAACTACGGTGGTTATGTGACCGACGAAAACATCCTTCAATCCTCCGACATTTATAATTTGATGAAACTAATCAGTGACCAAATTGCGCTCACTGATTTTTTTATTGAGGACGAGGCAGGAAACGACGTTAGTGACCCATATACGTTACGGATTTTGCGCAATCCGAATCAATATTTGACTGAATTTGAAATGAAAAAGCTTATCGTCAACACGCTTTTAATACGTGGAAAAGTCTACATTTTCAAAAACGAAAATGAATGGCACGTATTAAACGGTGTCTACTCCGAATTGTTAGAGGACGGAAGCAAAATTTACAGCGTTGGTGGTGTTCAAATCCCTGCGGAAATGATTGTTCACGTCAAAAATATTGGGACAAATCATTTAGACGGTGTGGGATTGTTAGATTTAGCACGCCAAACGCTTGAAGGTGTCATGAATGCGGAAAACAGTTTAACGGGCAAGTATCGAAAAGGCGGCTTGCTTGCGTATTTGCTGAAATTGGATACGCATATTGCACCGAATAACCAAGCACAAAATGCAATGATTATGGCCATTCTTGACAAGTTAGAACAGACTGGACAAGGGAATAAAATTCAGCTAATTCCACTTAGCAAAGGATATGAGATTGAAGCGTTACAAAGTCCAGTGGATGACGAGAAAATCCTTAAATATCTTTCGGTGTACAAAAAAGACTTAGGCAAATTTTTTGGTGTGGACTTGGAACATTTGCTTGAGTTGCAAAAGACGGATATGGAGCAATTCATGATGATGCTTTATACGACTGTACTGCGTCCGATTATAAAAAATCTTGAGCAGCACTTGTCAAAGTTATTTTTCCCTCAAGGCGGGCGCCGGATTCGCTTCAAGATTAACCCGTTAGATTATGTGACAATGAAAACGAAAACGGACATTGCTTACAACTTGGTGCGAACGTCCATTGCGACACCGAACGATGCGCGCGAAATGCTTGGATTTGATCGTTTAGAGCAAGAAGAAGCGAAAAAACTATACATTTCAAAAGATTTAATCGGTCTCGATAATCTGGAGGCGACGTTAAAAAAGGTGATTAAAGGAGGTGAGACGCCATGAATGAGAAAGAAAAGCGAATTTTTACGCTCTCGAACATTGAAATACGCGCTGGAACCGAAGGAAGCTCGCAAGTCATTGAAGGATATGCGAGCATTTTTGATTCTCCGACGATGATTGGTGATATGTTTCAAGAAACGATTGCGAAAGGAGCATTTGCCAAATCATTAACGGGAAAAGCGGATGTCCGTGCGCTCTTTAACCATAATTGGGATTTTGTTTTAGGGCGGACGAAAAGCGGTACGCTTACGCTTGATGAAGATGAGAAAGGGTTGAAATTTCGTGTCACGCCACCAGATACGAGTTGGGCAAAAGATTTAATGATTTCTATGCAACGCGGTGATATCAATCAATGCTCATTTGGATTTCAAGTCGTTCGGGATTCATGGAACTGGGACGTAGAGCCAGCACAGCGAACGATTCAAGAAGTAAAGCTTTATGAAATTAGCATTGTCAGCCTTCCAGCTTATGAGGATACAGAAGCATATGTCCGCGATCGGTTCACAGAACAGCGCGAACTTCATTATGAAAGACAAAAATTAATTAAACAAATTGAGGAGGCGTTAAAGCGATGAAAAAGTATTTATTACGGCGTAAAGCACAATTGGAAAAACGATTAAAACAGCTTAAAGAGTTATTAGAAAAAGGTTCCGAAACTCGTTCGATGGAAGAAGTACAGGCAGAAGTCGATGAATTGACAGCTGATTTAGATGCGGTAAACGAGGCTCTCGCAGAGTTTGATGAGACAGACGATAATACTGAAAACGGAGCTGGTGAAGGAGAAGAAGATGACGAGAACGAGGACGATGAAGAACAAGACGGGGGTGAGGGAGAGAAGCGCTCCATCTTAACACAAGAGCAGCGTGCTGGCTTAACAAATATGATTAATCAATCCCTTTCCTCTCGTGTCCAAGTAAAAACAAATGAAATGAAAACGCGCAATGCCTTCTGTCGATATCTTGTAGGGCAAATTAGTGAAAGTGAAGCGCGAGCAATGGGAGTTCAGACGCACGGTGGGAATGTACTCGTTCCAGAGTCGTTGGCGAAAGAAATTATTGCTTATGCTCAAGAAGAGAACTTGTTACGAAAATACGGGAAGGTTGTAGAAACAAAAGGTACACAAGGCTTCCCGATTTTAATTAAAAAAGCGAAAGCAAACCGTGTGAAAACAGAGCGTGCATTGAATCAGCCGATTCCAGAGACGGATATTGAATTTGATGAGTACTATTTGAATCCAACGGAAACGGATGCGCTTGTGCTTGTGACAAAGAAACTTCTTGCAATGAGCGAGATGAATGTGGAACGAATCGTTGTGGACGAATTAAAGAAAGCTTACGTACGTGAAGAAGCTGAGTTTTTCTTCAATAGTGCTGACAATCCTGGTGCGTTGATTCGCAAGGCTGTTGCTTTTACACCGACAGCAACGGACATTTACGACAAGTTTGTGCAACTTAAAAACAGTTTGCCAACGTCCATGCTTAAAAATGCGCGTTGGATGATTAACCGTGCTGCATTGACGGCAATTGAAACGATTAAAACAGCGGATGGCTTCCCACTCTTGCGCCAAGATATCGGACTAGAAGGTGGCTTCGGCTATCGCCTACTCGGTTTTCCGGTCGATGTGACAGATTTCGTGGATGCGGGTACACCGAATATTCAGCGTTTGTATTTTGGTGATTTTTCAACGTTCTACATTCAAGATGTTATCGGCACAATGGAAGTAACGAAATTAATTGAAAAATACGCTGATACAAACCATGTTGGTTTTAAAATTTGGCACTTAAATGACGGACAACTTGTATACGGTCCGTTTGAACCGTCTGTCTTTAAGCTCGAGTTAAATGCGTAAGCGGGTGAAGAGGCATGGCAGTCTCTGTTGACATGTTAAAAGAACATTTGCGGATCGATGGGAGCATGGAAGATGCCATGCTCTCTTTCTATTTAGAAACAGCGAAAAAGTATGTAAAAAATGCCACAGGAACGGAAGCAGATCATTTAGTGCTCATCGTTGCTTCTATTTTTTACGAATATCGGGTGAGCGAAGAAGAAATGAGTAAAGCCTTTGATGCATTGACGCCATTTTTTGTGCAGGAGGCAATGACGAATGGCGCGACGACTGACTAACCAATTTAAACATCGGATTACAATCCAGCGGCAAGTAGAGGAACAAAATGAAAATGGATTCATCATAAATGAATGGCAAGACCGACATCATTTGTGGGCAGCGATCAAAACGTTGCGTGGGCGAGAGTATTACGAAGCGGCGACAACACAAAACGAAAATACGGTTCGTTTTGTCGTGCGCTACACAGCTGGGATTACACCCGATATGCGTATTCAATATAAAGGACGCACGTTTGAAATTTTGTCTGTCATTAATGATGATGAGCGTAATGTCACGATGACGATTGTGGCAAAGGAAGTGATGTGATGGGCTTTAAGTTAGAGGGAATGCAAGAGTTGTTACGGAAGTTGGAGACGTTGGGGAACGAAGCTGAGCAAGTCAAACAAGAAGCGCTTATGGCGGGTGCAAAAGTGGTTCAGCAAGCAGCTTCACAGAAAGCACCACGAGATACGGGGAAACTCGCCGAAAACATTGTGATTTCTGATATGAAAGAAGATGGAACTGTCGATATCGGACCGGATCGTGATCGTTTTTATGGACTGTTTGTCGAATTTGGTCGAAAATCAGGGACGAAGAAAGGACGAAAATATCCGAAAGCAGACCCTCATCCCTTTTTGCAGCCAGCTTTTGAGGAAAACATTGATCGTGTGCAAGATGAAATGGCCGATGTCATTCGGCGGGAGTTGAGGTTATGAGCCTAAACAAGATGATCATCGACACACTAAAACCTCTCGGTGTTCCAGTCGCGTTTCAAACGTATGAGGGAAAAGAAAAGACGTATATCACCTTTTTTGAATACAATCAGTTTCCTGCGCTAAATGCAGACGATGAGGAGCAACAAACGGCACACTTCTTTCAAATTGATATTTGGAGCAAAACGGACTACACGGATCTAGCTAAACAAGTCAAAGAAAGAATGAGAACAGCAGGGTTTCGACGTACATCCGAAGTGGATTTGTTTGAGCAAGAAACAAAAACGTACCATAAAGCAATTCGATTTTCTTATGTTGATTAGGAGGGAATACGATGGCGGTAATCGGTTTAAAACATCCGTATGTGGCCAAGTTGATTAAAGATGATTTCACCGGCGTTCAGTACGATACGCCAAAACGATTGGCGAAAGCGATTGAGGCGAAAATCAGCCCGAAAGTAAACACAGAAACATTGTATGCGGACGACGGACCGGCTGAAGTTGCATCGTCGCTTGGTGAAATTGAAGTAGAAATTGGAATAGATGACATTTCAACGGAGATGCAGGCGTTTTTGTTAGGAGCAACGATTAACGATGATGGTGTCGTGATTCAAAAGAGCGGTGATACAGCGCCATATGTCGCGCTTGGATTTATTCTTCCTCTTTCAAACGGAGGGCAGAAATATGTGTGGCTGTTCAAAGGGAAATTCGAATTGCCAGAAGAGCAATACAAAACAAAAGGCGATAAAGTTGAATTTCAGACGCCAACGTTGAAGGGGAAATTTGTAAAACGAGAATTCGATGAAGCATGGAAAGCATCGGTGAATACGAAAGACCAAGGTGTCGACCCAGCGGTCATCCAAAACTGGTTTAGTGCTGTCTATCAAAAAACAACAACGCTGTAAAGGGAAAGGGGAAACCCTTTCTCTTTTTATTTTCATAACGTGGAGGGATAAACATGCAAGTTACATTATTAATAGATGGTCAAGAGAAAACATTCACTGTTCCATTCGTCAAAGCGCGTATGTTTCGTCGTGCGTTAGAACTACGCAAAAAATATGACTTTAACAATATTGATGTAGAAGCGCTGGATTCCATCATTGCCTTCATCGTCGAATTATTTAACGGGCAATTTACGGTCGATGAATTTTACGATGGCATTGCGGCGGATCGCCTCATTCCAACCATTTCAGATTGTATGAACAAAGTCATTGGAGTGGCGAAAACGAATGACCCAAACGTGTAACGGGGTCTGAAATGGACCCATATGACGCGGTGAAAGAGTTTTACCTAACGCACATTAAGAACGGAATACCGATGTATCTCGTGGATGAGATGGACATCGGCTTTTATTTTGAGCTTCTAGACTATGCGGAGGAAAAAGAGACGCGAAAAGAACGGCTGATGATTGAGCAGTTGTTGTAAAGGTGGTGAAACGATGGCGGAAGTTGGTACGTTGCGAGTGTCGCTTGGATTAGATAGTGCAAATTTCACGACGAGCATTGAGGCTGTCAATCGAAAAATACGGCTCGTTGACGCTGAGTTTAAAGCGGCTACCGGTGGAGTGAAAGATTTTGAAAATAGTTTAGAAGGATTGCAAATTAAAGCGGAATCCCTCACACAAAAGCTACAGTTACACGAGGCGAAAGTCGCTGAGTTAAAGCGCAGATATGAAGAAAGTGCGCAAACGAAAGGAAAAGACGCAGCTGAAACCGAGAAGCTTCTTATTGCCTATAACAAAGCTGTCGCAGAGATGAAAAAGACCGAGGCGCAGCTGCAGCAGGCAAATAAAGAGATTGAAAGGCAAACGAACGGCTTTACTAAGCTGGAGCAAGCGGTAACACAAAGTTTGCAAAAAATTGACCAGCAGTTGAAAGTGATTGATTCCGAATTTCGTGCTGCAACAGCTGGTATCGAAAATTTTGGTTCAACGTCTGAGCAATTGCGTACGAAAGCAAATAGTTTGGCTCAAACACTTGAACTACAGAAAACGAAAGTATCGGAATTAAAACGACTATATGATGAAAGTGTAAAGGCAAAAGGAGCAGATGCGAAAGAAACGAATGACCTCATGATTGCCTACAATAAAGCGACCGCAGAAATGAAAGAAACCGAGGCGCAACTACGACAACTAAACCAAACGATTCAACAACAAGAAACAGCTTGGGGGCAACTACAAACAAAACTGAACGAAACAGGGCAGCGGTTGCAAGACGTCGGAAATAATCTTCAATCATCGGGAGCGCAAATTGCTGCATCATTCGGTGTAGCAAGCGCCGCAATTAGTGGTGCATTAGGTGTTTCTGTCAAAAAATCGATGGATTTTGAAGCGCAATTGTCTCGGGTAGGGGCGATTGCAGGGGCGACGCCGAATGAATTAGAGAAACTCAAACAGGCTGCTCTTGATCTTGGTTCATCGACGTCTAAGTCAGCTACTGAGGTTGCACAAGGTATGGAAATCATGGGCGCGATGGGGTACAACACGAATCAAATTCTCGCAGCTATGCCTGGTATCATAGCTGCAGCAGAAGCATCCGGAGAGGACATGGCGCTTGTTGCTGACACAGTATCATCAGCACTCAATGCATTTGGTCTCGAAGCAGGAGAGGCGTCAAGAGTAGCGGATGTTCTAGCGCAAGCTGCAAACGACTCTGCAGCAGGTGTGCAGGATATGCAGTACACGTTCAAGTATGCAGCCCCAATTGCAAAAACATTAGGTATTTCCCTTGAGGAACTTGCGGCAGCAACAGAAATTATGGCCAATAACGGTATCCGTGGCGAGCAGGCTGGTACAACATTGCGTGGAGCTCTGATTCGACTCTCTGACCCGCCAAAAGAGGCTCGGGAGGCACTTGCAGAACTGGGTATTCAAGTAACTGACTCACAAGGGCAAATGCTACCTTTCGGCGATATTATCGGCCAGCTATCTGAAAAAACGAAAAATATGAGCAACGCTCAAAAACTTGCTGCATTGTCTACTATTTTCGGCACAGAAGCCGCCAGCGGAATGCTGACAGTAATTGAAGCTGGGCCACAAAAACTAGACTCTTTGACAAAATCTCTCCAAAACTCAAGTGGGGCATCAAAAGAAGCTGCGGAGAAAATGAAAAACAATTTAAAAGGTGCGCTTGAGGAATTAGGTGGCGCTATCGAAACGGCACAAATTTCTATCGGTGACGCATTAGCACCAGCCATTCGAGTGGTTGCAAAGGCGATACAAGGCTTATTTAATGCTTTTAATAACCTTCCAGAAGGAATGAAGCAATTCATAGCAATCGGAGCGGCTATTTCAGCTGTGTTACTCGGAGTTGTCGCAACAATCGGTGTGGTATTGTCGATTGTAGGAACTGCCATGCAAGGATTTGGAGCGTTGGCAGGCGTGCTGGCTAGCGCTGGTGGGATGGCAGGAGTTTTTTCAAGTGTGATAGCTGCTATTACTGGTCCGATCGGAATTGCAATCGGAGCAATTGCCGGATTAGTAGCTATCGGTGTTGTGCTATATAAGAATTGGGATGAAATCAAAGAGTTTTTGTCGGCAACATGGGAAGGAATAAAAGCAGTAGCTGTGGCGGTCTGGGATGGGCTAAAAACGTATTTTACAACGGTCTTTAACATTTATAAAACGATTTTTACAACCGTATGGGAAGGAATTAAAACGTTTTTCTCCACTGTGTTAAACGGTATAAAAACAACCTTCTCTGCTGTATGGGATACGATCAAGGGCGCACTTGAAACTGTATGGAACACCTTAAAATCAACGGCGGAAACGGTTTGGAACGGAGTAAAAACATTCTTTGAAACAACCTTAAACACGATCAAAAACACATTTACAGCTGTATGGAACACTGCTAGAGATACTGTAATAGGCGTATGGAATACGCTAAAAACGAAAGCGCAGGAAATTTTCAATACACTGGCAACATTCTTCTCAAATACTTGGAATAATGTAAAAAATACTGCGGTTAACATATGGAACGCAATTAAAGGAAGTATTAGCAACATTGTTAGCAACCTGTCGTCAGCGGTACAAAGTACGTTTAATGGTTTGAAAAGCGCTGTTTCTAGCATCTTCAGCGGCGTAAAAGACACGTTAATCAACCTGTGGGAGGGCATAAAAAATACTGCAAAAAGCTGGGCTAGTAGTTTTGTAGAAATCGGGAAAGACTTGCTTCGTGGTATATGGAACGGTATGAGTAGCATGGCAGATTGGTTATGGGATAAGGTTAGATCTATGCTCTCTGGGCTAACAGACAAAATCAAAAACTTTTTCGGCATTCGCAGTCCGAGTCGTTTGTTTGCGGAATATGGCGGATATTTGTCACAAGGTTTAGCAATCGGTATTACTGACGATGCAAAGCTCGCTGAGAATAGCGTTGTTGATATGGCAAAACGAGTAGCAAAAGCCGGTCAACAAATCGGCAACATCGCCCTGCCAAGTATAAAGCCAGCGGCGATTCAGCATGTTGTTGAAACGAATGTGGTTGGTGATATGGCAAAGGACAGGCAGACTGAAGGAGTGACAATTGTCATTGAAAATATGATTGTACGAAATGACAGGGATATCATTCGATTTAGCCGTGAATTAGAAAATTTAAGGCGTATGAGTAAGCGGAGTCGAGGAGAGCGATTATGAAATATTTTGTTTTAGATGGAAAGAGCAGCAAGGATTTTTCCTTACGCATTTCTCATGTTTCACGATCTGTATTACCTGAAATACGTGACCACTATGAACAAATCCCAGGGCGGCATGGATCATACCTTTTCCCACAGCCCTTCGGCGATCGAATTGTGAGTGTGTCTTGTTTGCTAAAAACGCATGAAAAATCGGAGAGGATGCAGACGATAACCCGTATAAGTGCTTGGCTATCATCCGATAGAAAAAGAATGCTTGTATTTAGTGATGAACCAAATGTTTTTTATATGGGGAAAGTGAAATCCTCACCCAATTTTGAAGAAATATTTACTTTTGGTAAATTAACCATTGAATTCGTTTGTGATCCATTCAAATATGCAATGGAGGCTCAAGAGATCTTATTTGAAATGGACTCCAATAGTGTGCAGTACATTTCAAACGGCGGAACAGCGGAAACCTATCCTTCGATCGTGATCCAAGCAGTGTTTGGGGAGATTCAAAATCCTAAAATCACGATTAATGACAAATATCTGCTGTATAACGGTGTTCTAACCCCTAACTCTGCAATCGAAATCAATACGGAAAGTTTTTTAGCAACGAAAAGCATGGAACGGGATATTGTCACAACCGGGGCATATGATACTGCAGAAAATAATATTCTGTCGATGATTGATGGTGAGTTTGGTGCGCTTTTCCCAGGTGGAAACACTTTTGCGTATAGCAGCGCAAATGGACAGCGCGCTCGAATTCGTCTTGTTTGGCAAGAACGATATCTGTAAAGGGGGATAACGCATGCCGCAGCAAAACGGGAGATTGAATACCGATTTAGACAATAAACTGACCTCATCGTATTATGATGGCGCCAAGTGGCACATGTTCATGAAGGCATTGAATGGGGATATCGAGGCGCTGGGCTCGACAACCGATCCAGCTACAGCACAAACAGTCATTGGGTTGCTGAAAGCATTAATCACGAAGTTACCGAGCGCGCTACAAAACGATGCTTTTAAAAGCGTCTTGAGTGCGCCAATTCCCACCGGAACAAATAAAATCGGGTCTGTTGATATAGCTAATAGCCCAACCGTTCGTGTAGACAGCGCAACAGCGGTAAATGTTAATATGGCCGGTGCCCTGCCTGCTGGGAGCAACAAAATCGGGTCCGTAGACATCGCGAATAATCCAACTGTCCGCGTAGATAGTGCAACGCCGGTCAATGTGAGTATTGCGCAACCGTCTGTGTTGCAAGTAGCGAAAGTGTCGCCAAATAACATGAAATCAGTAGTTAAGTCGGCGACAAGTGCTAATACAAGCGAGTTGATTATATCCTTGTCGTCTGTACAAGGACGGATTGTAGAATATATCATCACTGCCGATGCAACAAACACAACTCCTGTTTACATTGGTGAAAATGGTATCGACAGCACGAAAGGAATCCCTTTAGCTCCTGGACAACAATTCCGTTTGGAATACGGAAAGGAGCTATATTTCTATGCTCAAAATACGACGGATAAAATCAGGGTAACAGTGATCAGTGCAACATAAAGGAGCGTATGTATACGCCCTTTTTTTATATTTTTTAGGGAAAGGGGGGATATTTCACGTGATTTTGTCTGAACTGAATAGGATATTTGAAGGGCAACAATGGAAACAAGGGACAATGAGCAATCTTGTTCTAAGTCAAAACGGTCTCACGCTTGAAAGCTATCAAGTGGGCGGGATTGGTACAGTTATAGATGATTTTGAGTCGGAGCAACGCACCTTTTTGTTTATTGGCGATTGGCAGCGAACAACCGCGCGGAAGGCGTCCGGGCAATATTCATATACAAATAAAGACATAGGGGACGGCCAAACAAGCGCGACGGAAATAACGGTTAATTTGCCGCAGGGCGGGCGTATTGAATTTGACTATTTAGTCAGTAGTGAAAGCGGATATGATTATTTACGGTTTTATATTAACGGCGTGGAACAATTTAAAGACAGCGGAAACAATACAAGTTTTAAACACTTTGCAAAAGATTTAACGCCGGGGACATATACGTTTAAATGGCAGTATAGCAAAGATGGAAGCGTAAGCAGCAATGATGACCAAGCGTATATTGATAATCTTTCCATCACTGGCGTAGATACAACGATGACAAAGTATCGAACAAGAGGGACTTGGCTTGCCGCGATTACGAATGATATGGTGCGAAATGTAACGGGAAGTCGAGTGATAATTGACTATGAAGTGCCAGTAGGTACGGCCGTAATCGTAGAAGTATCGACAGACCAAGAAGAATGGTATGAAGTTGTCAATGGTGGAGAATTGCCGAATGAGATACAAAATTTTCAACGACTAATGATTAGGGCGACGCTACAAACACAAAATGAGCAGGTAACTCCGATACTAAAAAGCATAGGTATATCTATATGGGAAGAAGCAAGAGGTGTTCGAACGCTAGGACGTCACTCGAATGTGTATCGAGATATTATACGCGTATATACGCTTGATGGAAGTCTTGCTGCGTATCTAGAAAACGCGAAGAACATCTATATCGACGACTTCCTAAATGACAAATCCATTTTATATTTTGAAATGCCTTTTAACGATCCAAAAACAAAGCTAATACAGTATGACGCGCAGCTAGTTTATAAAAATCGCCGGTATATTGTTACGAAAATAGAGGACGGCATGGAGGAAAACGGCGATTTTAATTTTGCAGTAACGGCCGAATTAAACTATATCGAATTACTTAACAAAGTGTTCCCTACAATCGAAATAAACGCAGAGGAATTACGGAACGGGCTAGAAAAAATTTTGGCCGGTACCGGGTGGAAAGTGGGGATCATCGAGCCGGGATATGAGGACGAAATTTTTAGTATTAAAGAAAGCCGCAAAACGGCTTTATGGTTGGTCCGGCAAGTCGCTAAAATCGTCGGCCTAGAAATGCAATGGGATAGCATGAACCGCGTTATAAATTTGGTTAAACGAATCGGCAGCAATCGCGGTGCATCATTCAGGTACCGTAAAAATTTGAAAAGTGTAAAACGGACGATTACCCCACCGGAGGCGACAGTCATCATTCCATATGGAAAAAACGGTTTGACGATTGCAGACGTTAACGATGGAAAAAATTATATAGAAAATTACGATTGGTACATTTCGCAAGGCGTAACACTTTCAGAAGCCCGTCAGAAATACAGAAAAGAATACATCCTTGAAGATGAACGATTCATCTTGCCCGGCAACTTGAAGAGGTATGCCGAGGACATGCTCAAGGAAATGGCTTTCCCGCGGATCAGCTACCAAGTCACGGTATTAGATTTATCCGCGATCACCGGCCTAGAGGAAGACCGCTTTTATCTAGGCGACGATGTGAGAATATACAACGATGACCTAAATTTAGACGTTACCACGCGAATTTTACGCATGAAAGTTTACCCACAAGAGCCGTGGCGGAATGAGGTAGAGTTAGGATTTTTAGAACCGGGATTAGGTGACGTTTCTAACGACAGTATTAGCAGCGACGTACAAGCAGCGCAGCCCGATTTGCTTTTTGCAACGTCCGGGGCCGCGAAAACGATAGGTACGAGCCCGCTTTTCCCGTTGCAAATAAGCATAACGAATTTTGGTAGCACTAACGCCCAAATTGGCTTAATGTTAATTTGCGAGGCAAAGACAGCGTTAACCGTTACAGTTAAAATAATGATGAACGGTACCGACATAGGGCCGCCGATCAAACAATATATGCCGGCGGGTTGGCATAGTATAGGGCTGCCGTTTATCATTGCGCAAATGCCAAGCGGTACCGGTATGCTAGAAATACAAATGTTTACAAGTACAGGCACGATCGACATACCACAAGACGGCCTGCAAATGTTTGTATATGCACAAAACTTGTTAGGCGGTCTATCGTCTGAAGTACCGCGGCCAAGCCTAGCCGAAATTTACAGCATTAACAAGACGATTCATAAGACGATCCAAACACACCAAGCCGTCACTATTGCTTTGGATGGCCCGGACCGCGTGAACGTAGGACAACACCACAGCGTAGAATTTGAAACAACCATAGAAACACATGCAGCGATTAATATAACCAAACAATAAAGGGAGGTAGAAATATGATCCGACAAAGTAAAGCGACAAAACGCAATTTTTTAACCGGTGAAGCGATCGAAATAATTAAAGAAAAGCCCCTAAAAGCTGTTAGGGGCGTCCATACTATTGAATTATTCGACGCCTTAACCGGCAAGTTAGTCGAGCGGGTAGAAAGTGAAAACTTTATTTCTAAAGTCATGGAGGAACTACAACGACAGGCCGCTTTGTTTGCTTTTCTTACTGATTCGATAGAATATGGTATCAAATATAATGGGCCGCTATATGATTTAGCAAGATATGATGTAGTATTTAAAAATCCAGATATGTCATGGATTACTAGCGGTAACTTTCCTATGAGCTGGCTTGTCTTAACAGACTATGACGGCCCGGAAGATCCAGAAAACGAGATTATTATGCGGGGGCGCATTATTGGATATGCCGGCCGATATAGCACATATGTAGGTAGCGACACCAAACAGGGAACGTTAAACACCGCAGAAAGTTTTATAGAACCACAACATATTCATTTGGTTTACGATTGGCCGACACATGCGGCGAACGGAACTTTCCAAAGTGTTTATTGGAATTATGATTATGACAAAAATGCTTCTTTTGCGGTTATAGGGAAAAAATCCCTTCAAATATCCGCGCCGAATGGGTATTTGTTTGTCGATTACGTACAGGCAAAAGTAAAAAACGGAAAATTGTATTTTATGGGGAAAGAGGCGCAAACAAATAAAGTAGCTATTTTAGTTTATGACTTGAATGTCCAAGCCCGGACGATTACAAACGGGCAAGTCTATGCCTTGTTAAATACTACTATCAGTTACGGTTACGAAAATTTTGAGATAGCGCCAAACGGGGACATTTATCTAACAAGTGGAAGCACACTTTATTGTTTTGGACAAAACGGATCACCAAAAAATATACCGGGAACGTCCCAAACAAGTAGAAGTTATAGCGGCTTTTTGCTTGACCTATTCGCTATTGCAGGACAAGACGTTTATATAGAATCGCGTACAAATTCCAGGAATGATATACAGATAAACCGCTACAACATAAACGATTTAGTGAATCCGGTAGACGTTAAAACTATTCCGCGTGAAAAGATATACGCCTATGAATACTATTGCAGCGGTCAATATATACCTGATTTGGATATGCTAACGATTTACGTGAATGGTTACACGTATTTTGTTGGACGATCAACTTTGGATTTTTCGAAAGATACACCGGTTAGAACAGTAACAAGTGGTTATTCAGCCATAACATACGATCCGACAAAAAAACAATTTATAGAAATTCAGCAAACGACATCGACGGGACCGAGCGGCAATGATTACACAAAACGCGACGTCACAATACGGCCATTAGGATTTATAGGCGCGCGAAACCTTTTGCCTAGCCCCGTAACCAAAACAAGCACGAACACCATGAAATTAACTTATGACCTTTATATAGACAGCTTTTAGAGGTGAAACAAATGGAACGATTAGATGTTGCTTTTAAAACCGGCGCGGCTGTGATGGGGGCTGTGGTCGGGTATTTATTTGGAGAGTCAACAGGACTGTTACTCGCCTTATTTTGGATGGTTGTCATTGATTACGTTAGTGGATTGGCTGCTGGTTACACGGAGAAAAATTTATCAAGCAAAATTGGATTCAAAGGTATTATTAAGAAGGTTATGATTTTCATCATGGTTGCTCTTGCTCATCAAGTCGATAGTGCACTCGGGACAAGAAATATGTTCCGAGATGCGACTATCGTTTTTTATATGGCCAACGAGTTGCTAAGCATTTTTGAAAATGCAGGACGAATGGGAGTGCCAGTGCCGGAACGACTTACACAGGCGGTAGAAGTATTGAAAGGGAAATCCGAAAGAGGTGTTAACTATGACAATCGGACTGAAAGAATTGATTGA